CATGTGGGTTATCATGTATTATTATTTTCATAACTGGGTGACCACCTGTGTCATAATTTTTAGTAACATCAAATATACATTTCATTACATTGCCAATAACATTTGTATTCATAGCATTTGAAGTTAAGTGCAAATCTCCGTTATTACATTCAAATCTATTAAAAGTAAGCCTTTCACAAAATCTCCAAAAATCGCCATTTTTTGGTTCGCCATTTCCTAAACATTTCCAAATGTATTTCCACATTTTTTGATGATTATCTTGTGTGTTTTCTTTAACTTCAGTAATTGTAAAAATAACCTGCAACAACTTATTAGCTAATTCTTCGGCTTTTTCAACACTTTCAAATTTATACGATCTAGTTACGCTATTTTTTTTATCGTGTATAAGTAAAGAAATAATATTATCTTTAACAATTGCGCAATCAATATATGTGTCATTGTATATACCATCTTCAGTTAGTATGCTCATACACTGTACTCAAATTCGTCTTGTCTAGTATTTTTAAAAAAAATATGAACCCAGTTAATACTGCTGCCAAGCTCAATTTCTTCTCCGTCATCATCAATTGCTATGCAGTCGGCATAGCTAATTGCACTACAAACATCAGATAAAAAACGGGAGCTTACATGCTGCGCATGCGTGTTAGATTCTAAATTAAGAATATTCCCATCGTGTATATCAATCACAGATAAAGTTTTAACAAAATCATGTGTATGAAGGTATTTTTGACATGATAAAATTTTAGACTTTATTTTTGCCCAATTTTTTTCGTCTATTACCTTCCATTCTTCTTGCGTTATATCTTTTTTATTTTTTACAACCTTTTTTTCAGTAGCATCAAAAACTAACTGCAATAATTGATTAGCAATTTCCTCAACTATTTTTATATTATCAAAATAATAAACATCTTTATGCTCTAAAAGTCCTTCTATTGAGTTAGTTAAAGTCATGGTTGGTGTACCATGGAACATTTCTGTTGACACAATATCTTCGCTATAAATTCTGTGACTTTTTGTTGAAAATTTCATAACCCACCTCTATTTTTATTTTTCCAAGCGTTTCGTTGTTCGATAATTCTTTGCGCCCATTGCACTGGGTATTGATAATTGCGCGCCCTGCCCAACGCCACCAATTCCTCAAGCGTTCGCGCCTGCACTAATTCCACGCGCTTTTGAGCTTTAATTTCTAACGGACTAATTTCAACCAATTCTGCATCAGCATCAACTTCAATAATTGCGCGTTTTTCTGTCACCTTTCCACACTCAGGACACGCATTTGGGTGCTCTTGCCTGCTATAAGCACAAAAACATGATTCACATATTGTTACTGCTGGAGCTTTTTCCGATTCACCTTTTTTTGATTTCTTTTTTCTACCATCAAGCGACCACTCGCGTTCGTCTGTGACAAACCCGTGTGAATGGGTTAATCCTGCATGATCTAAAATAATTACATCGTCTTTGCCATTTGCCGGTCTCATTCCACGCCCAACGGCTTGCAAGTAAATAGTCACTGATTGCGTTGGACGCGCAAGAATAACGCATGAAGTTGCAGGGTGGTCAAAACCTTCAATCATAATTCCCATATTTGAAAGCACGTTAAATTTACCGGCTTTAAAATCTTGAATAATTTTGTCGCGCAAATGTGCGGGAGTTTTAGCGTCTAAATGTTTTGCGGTTATGCCATTAGCATTAAATTCATCAACAATATGCTGCGAATGTGCAACGCTTGATGCAAAACAGATTGTTGATCTGTTATTAGCGTGTTGTTTCCAGTGCTTAACAATGTCGCCTGTAATGCTCGATTTATCCATTTCAGCAGCTACTTGCGTTGCATCGTAATCACCACGAACAACTTTAAAATTACCAAGATTTGGAATAAATGGCGCAAACACTCGCGGTTGAACTAAAAAACCTTGTTCAATCAATTCACGCATTGGGACGACTTGCGTCATGTGTTGATATATTTCACCAAGTCCACGCCCATCAGTACGAACAGGCGTGGCGGTTAATCCAATAATAATTGAATCTTTGTAATGCTCAACAAGATCTAAAAATGATTTTGAAACGCTTAAATGTGCCTCATCAAAAAAAACAATATCGGCTTTTGGTTTATGTCTAACGCGCAATGTTTGAACGCTTGCAACTTGAACCAGCTCTGTTGGTTTATAGCGTGGGTGATCTGCCATAATAATCCCATGCTCAATATCCATTGAATCAAGTTTTAATGAAGATTGCCCAATGATCTCTTTTCTATGCGCGACAAATAGCACACGCTTACCTTTGTTTACTGCTGATTCAATAATACGCGCAGCTATATGCGTTTTACCTGCTCCTGTTGATGCTTGTACCAGAACACGCTTACTACCGTTAAAAATTGCGTTTCTTACGCCTTGTATGGCGTTTATTTGATAATCTCTGTCTTTTATCATGTAAAAATATCCGGTCTTATTTCTGATCTTTGAATTTCGCCATTAGATGCTTTTTCAATCTCAATAGCCCATTTTGTTGGAACATAACCTTTATCTTTCCAAATGTTTACGTTTTGCTTTGATGTTCCAATTGCTTGAGCAAGTTTTTGCTTGCTACCAAAATAATTAACAATATTTATTAAATCCATGATTTCCTCTTTTCTTTTGGTGGTTGTATAATAAAACTTTTCTTTACTTCTGTAAATCTTTATTTTATAATTTAACACGAATCGCGGTGATTCATAATAAAAAAGGTGAAAATATGCAATTAGCAACATTAGATGATATAAAAAATGGGGTTGTCATCAACCCAAACGTCAAAAAATTTGATGATCTTATGAATCAGCAACCTATTGAGGAGTGGGTAAAAAAACACCCGTATATTGCTGGTTATCGGTATTTACCAATTGATAAAGTCGAAACATTAATGAAAGCGATTTTTCCACAATGGAAAATTGAAATTACTGGGCAGGGTACAGCTTTCAACGGTGTTTGGGTTACTGTTCGCGTTCATTACTTGCACCCAGTGACAAATGAATGGAATTATCACGATGGCATTGGAGCTGCTCAACTACAAACTAAGAAAGGTTGCAGTGTTGCCGATCTAGCAAGCATTAACAATGGCGCGTTATCAATGGCGTTTCCATTGGCTAAAACGGTAGCAATTAAAGATGCTTGCGATCATTTTGGCGATTTGTTTGGCGCAAACTTAAATAGACGTGATGTTTTAAGTGTTGATGAAATCAAAGATGAAGTAAGATTCATTGCTCAAGATTGGAATTACGCAATTGAGCAATTAACGCTAAAAACTGAATTATTAAGCGAAAAAGAACTGCATTATGCGCATCGCATCGTTAATAATCGAGAGAAAACCAGCTACAAAAAATTAATTTTATTTTTGGAGAGCAAATAATGAGAGCAGGAACGTTTAGCAGTAGCAATATTTATAAATTAATGACAAATGGAAAGGCTGCTGATTCACTTGGTAAGCCAGCGTTAACATATATTGAAGAAACACGGTATGAAATGCGTTTGGGTAGATCATTAAGCACCGAACAATCATCACGCCCTGCTTTATGGGGTACGTTTGTTGAATCGTATGTAAACGATCATCATATTGGCTTAGAGTACGAATTAGCGTCAACAGAACGCATAATTCATCCTAAATTTTCCCGTTGGACTGGTGCGCCTGATTTAATTAGCTCTGATTGTGTTGGCGATATTAAATGCCCACAATTAAAAAACTTTTGCGAGCTTGAAAAATCTTTTAAAGATAATTCATTGGGAGATGATTTCCCAGAATATTACTGGCAACTTGTAAGCAACGCTATTTTAACTAACAAAGATTATGCAGAGTTAATTGTGTTTTGCCCATATCAAGAAGAATTAGACGCGATTAGGTCCGCATCATTAGATCAAGACGACAAACGATTTTATTTTATTGCTAATGCAAAAGATGAAGAATTACCATATTTAATTAATGGAGGATATTATAAAAATGTCATGCGCTATAAATGGCTTGTGACAAAAGAAGAACGATACGAGCTAGAAAAGCGCGTTGATTTAGCAATTTTTTTATTAGGAGTTTAGATTATGAGTAACGTGATTAGTTTTACAGGTACGGTTGGACGTGATGCAGAAGTAAGATATACAGCAAGCGGGCAAACTGTTTTAAATGTGGCGGTAGCCAATAACATCGGCTTTGGCGATAAACAGCAAACTATTTGGTTCCGCGTTGCGCTATGGGGTAAACGCGCAGAAGGAAGTTTAAAAGATTACCTGAAGAAAGGACAACAAGTATTTATTTCAGGTGAATTAACTCAAAGTGAATTTGCAGGAACGGATGGAGTTAAAAAAACAACGCTAGAGATTAACGCTAATATTATTGATTTAGTTGGCAAGCGCGACGCAAATGTGCAATCAGTACAAGCACAACCAACCTATCAAACACCTGCGCAGGCTTATGAAGAAATAGCGCAAAATAAAGCCGCTAGAGCTGCACAACAACCACAGCATGATGATATTCCTTTTTAAATATTTTTAATTAATGCTTGTATATAGTAAATTTTTGTTTTACTATATGCGCACGTTAACAAAAACGTATAACAAAAATAACTGGAGTAAATAAAATGACAATGACAACAATATTAATTAACGACGACACTATAGCACCGATTTATACAAAAGTTAAAATTGGTGATTATGTAGAAACTGAAACACTTGACGAAAATGGAATGAAAGTTAAAGTAAATGGAATTGTTACTGCTTTTTTTAGGAGAAAAAAATGGAAATAGAAATTTATTTTGACATCGTATCAAACGATGGCGTAACAATTAACGTTAGTGCTACTGCAACACTTAGCGGTAAAAGAATTGAAGCTACTTTTCACCACGACATTGAAGATGATCGTGAGTGTTTAGTTGACGACATTTCATTTACCGATGAAGAAGGTGAAGAAATGATTGGTTCAGAAAAATTAAAAGAAATTGTTTATGAACACGTTAACGACAACGACATTAATATTTACAAAGACGCTGAAAAAGGCATTGATGAAATTTACTTAAACGATTTTAAAAGCGATCACAATTTAAGTGATTTGCTATAACAAACAACTCCTACCTCTGCCGCTAAGACGAGTGGCTTTTTTTAATACAAAGGTGATTTATGATTGATTTTTTAAAGATGCTAGACGAAACAGGCATTGCTTACGTTATTTTTATTTTAACCGCTGTTTATTTTTGGACAAAAAGCAATAAAGCAACAACTGAGCTTTACACAATTAAACGCGAATTATTAAAATTAAAGGCGGTTTTATGAGCGCAACACTAGCACTAACGCTGTCATTTTTGACAGTAGACACAAACATCGACAAGCGCGGACGCATGACCACGCATGAAGTAATTGCATACACTAGCGTTGCAATACCCTACGAAACCATGAAAGCATGCAACAACGCAAAGGAAGAATATAATCTTGCTGTTGGTGCGTATCAGTTATTTAAACGTCCTACGCGCATTATTGGAGCAATTTGTAATGACAGTAAAACTGGAGTGGTCGAATGAAAGAAAACGCAATTATTTGGTGCTTAATCGCATCATTTGTAGCTGGTTGCTTGACTGGATTTGTTGCTGTGGCAACTATGCATCGTCATTACCATGAGGTTATTAAAACCAGTATTGGTGAATTTATCATACATGACAACAAAATTTACTCCGTGTATGAAATGGAACGTAATGTTCGTGGGGAGATGGTAGCAAGATGAAACAAATTGCGTTAAAAGATCATTTAGAAAACCGCTTACGTGAGCTCAAAGAAGAACGCAGACAGCTAAAACAACAAAAACTGCGCAGCATCAAAGAAACGCAAAACATTTTTCATATTTTAGAGGAGCTTGCAAAACATGGCTGAATTAATTTTTTGGACTGGCATTTTTGTTTTAATAGTTTGTTTTATGGTGGAGTACGCGCGTGGAGATTGACGACATTGCAGCATTAATATTCTATGTATTAGCACTCATATTAGCGGGGATATGGCTATGGCATTGATTAAACCAGTTGAGAAGGTAACACCAACTCCAAGCGCAACAAACTGCCAGCATAAAACATGGCGGCAATATGTAAGCAGAGGAATTAGGGAGTGTGATCGTTGTCATGAAATACGCCCTATTTTTGATTTAAAAATTGAACATCAAAGGTAATAGCATGGTGCAACCAATAAAAAGAGATTTAAAAGTTTCGCTTAAAGAGTTGGAAAGTATAAAAGAAAACATTATTTATTGTGGTGGAACAGGCACATTTTACCGAAAAAGAACGCCTGACAAACCGTTGTCTTTTAACTACGCAAATCGGCAAGCCACCATTTGCGTTAAAAAAGAAAACGGTAAAAAATACTTTACCGCATGGCGCATGGCTGTTTTCTTTTCACATGGTTATTATCCAAGTTTTGAAGATGCTGTTATTTTTAAAGACGGTGATAATTATAATTTTAGAATTAATAACATTGTTGTTTGCCATCCAAACGAAGATGAACAGACTGTTTTAGACTTTGCTACTGAGCATGGTTTATCACCACAAACGGTTAATTATCGCATGAGAAATGCAATACGATTTGAGCGCATTGTAAAAAATTGGAGAGTGTTTTTTTATGATAAAAAAGAGTTTGCGAAATACTGCGGCGATTTGATCGGTAGAAGGTTGGTTGTTGATGATGAAGGAATCGAGCATATACAAATTAAGCGCATTAATTTATCAGAAAGCCAGCGCGGAAATAAAACCGCACGGGAATTTTTAAAAACGTGGATTGGCGACATGCCTACACAATGGGAGATGACATTATGCAGATAAAAAAAGTAAGACCAATCGCGGTTATTCCGCAATTTCAAACCGAAGGCGCAGCCGCTATTGATTTATGCGCCTGTATTGAAGAAACCATGCTTTTAACACCAGAAACGCCCGTGCTAATTCCTACAGGCATTGCAATACATATTGCTGACAAGTCTGTTGTTGGTTTGATTGTTCCGCGCAGTGGGCTGGGTTTTAATTATGGCGTTGGTTTGATGAACACGGTTGGCGTAATTGACAGTGATTATCAAGGCGAAATTATGGTTAAGTTGCGTATGACACATGGTGATAGTTATCGAATTCAACCTAACGAGCGTATTGCTCAAATGTTTTTTGTGCCTGTATTGCGTCCGATATTTAAAGAAGTTGAGGAATTTAGCGCAGTGACTGAGCGTGGTGCAGGTGGCTTTGGGAGTACAGGGGTATGAGCTTATTAACAAACGAACAACTTGCGGAATTGATTGGGATTGCTAGTAACCAATCGACAAGTAGAGATTTATACGAGGAGTTTCACGAATGGAACGAAAAGCAAACAGGTGTGCAAGTTAATGTTAATTGGGGTAATGCACCAGAATGCGCAGACAGAGCAGAAGTAAATTTTTATTGGGTTGGTGAAAATGCGTGGAGATTCTGTTTCCAAATAGCAAAATACGATAGACCGAAACCCGTCATCACACCACACCCACACGCAGAAATGATTATGAAATATGCTGAGGTAGCGCAAAGACGTAATGACCCTTGGGTTGAGTTTGAAGTTAAATGTGGTGAAGAATTTAGCTGGTCAAACTGTACCTCATTTATTTGCTTTCGTGCTGAATATGAATACCGACACATCGGAGATAACAAATGATTGCAACAACAGCTTATATTTTAATTATCGCTGTAACCACTCACGGTGAGCTTACACAATCAACAATTGAATTTGCAGATAAGGCTTCGTGTGAAAGCGCGGCAGTTAGACAAGATTTTGCGTTTAAAAATTTGCAATTTGCAGGCAGATGGAATCTAACGTGCCACCCATATCAACTTAATGAGATTAAAAAATGATCCAGCAAATACTTCAGCGCGGAAACCGTCAAGGCATGACAATGCGCGAAATAACCGAGCTAACAGATTTAAAGCAACATCAAGTGGAATTTAAGGTTCAAAAGTTAATCAAAGAAGGCATTGTGCATAAATCTGTTGATAGAATAGACAATGCGTATTTGTACACGTTGACAAGCTATGAAGAATTGCCGCCACCCGTTGAATGTTCACCTGTTCGATTGGATAACGTCATTAAGCATTTAAACAAGCAGAAAGAAAAAGTAAACTCACCAGCGCACTATAGCAGCGGCAATGTTGAATGTATTGACGCAATTGAATCTATGCTAACAAAAGAAGAATTTATCGGATTTTTACGCGGGAACATATTAAAATATCAATGGCGTTATAAGCAAAAAAACGGTGCTGAGGATTTAAAAAAAGCACAGTGGTATTTTGATAAGTTAAAAGAAAAAGAGGGCGTGTAATGTATGAATTTAAAAGTGGTAAACCATCAGGCGGCTTGCGTTATCAAGCCATGCGCGATTATTTGATAAAATTAAAATGGTTTGCAGATAATCCCATGCAACCCGTGTTTATAAGTGAACGCAGTGCATGAAACCACGACTTAAAAAGATAGGCAGGATATGGTTATGTTACACACAAACAACCGCTGTATGTTCCGGCTCAACACCTGAAGAAGCCTATCAAAAATGGATAATTAAAAATAAAGCCGCTGAATAAGCGGCTTTTTTATTATGGCGTTAAAAACAATTCCGCTTCAGCATTGCGCCTGCGTGTTAAACCAGCAAGTGATTTACCACCAGCCTTATCCCAGCGCAAAAACTGTTGTGCAATTTCGGCTTTATCATCACCGGCTTTGAGCATTTTAACCAATGTTGATTTAAGAAAATTACCTGCACCTATGTTGTAGCATAAGCAAACCAGCGCATCAAATTCATTTTGTGTTAACTCAACACCCATTGCATTAACAGCTTTTTCAAACTGCCCAATGGTTGCAGCAAGTAACGCAATGGCTGCTTTTTCTGTTGGTAGCGTTCTATTTTTAGTGACTGGCGTACCGTCACCATAATGTGTTGAGCCTATGCCAATTGTCCAAATTCCAGCAGGGCATTGATAAGCGGATAATTTACAACCCTCAAACTCTTTGATTAAATCTAAACCACGCTCACCTGTTTTCATTTTTTTCCTCGCAATAATAAAATAGTGCTAATTTTTTGTGTTAATCGAATCATATCGTTATCAAGTACGCGAATCTGATCGATAAGCTCAACAAGCACAACATAGGCTTCTTCTAGTATTGGCTTGACGATTGTCGTTGCCCACACCCACACATAATAAACAATATAACCCATGCCACCTGCCGCAATAATCGGAAAACCGTATTGATTTATATATTTTGCAATTGCATCAGCTTCCATTTTTTTCCTTCTCTTTTGCAATATCTAACGCTTCAGACATAAGCGCGTCAATTCTAATTATATCTTGCGACATGGAGGTAATGCGTTTGTCTAATTGCCTAATAATAGCAATCAAGCCTTGAATCCGCTCAAGTACACTATCAAGCAAAAACTTTTGAGTGAGAAAAACAAAATAAATACCACCACAAGCCGCAGCGATTGGAAACCCAACATCAGTGGCAAATTGCAGAAATTCCATTATTTACTCGTCCACCAAGTAAGGAAAGAGAACAATGCGCCAACAGCGAAAACCACTCCGCCAATGAAGCCTTTGTACCGACTCTGGTCAGCTTTCATTTCATCAATAGATTTGATTATTGCATCCAGTTTTTTAGACTGTTCATGAATATCTGACTTTAAGTTAGTGATTTCATTTTCAGCTTTAGCTAAACGGCATTTTTCATCAGGCATAGCAATGTCCTTATTTATCTATTTTGTTAATGTTTTCCCAGTACCCTTCATCTCTAGCACTAGCTGATTCAGGGTCATGCTGCTCACCGTAAATATCTTCAATCACTTCACCGTCCATATTACGCAAGGCATAGACACAGTAATAAACCGTGCCGTCTTCAACTGCTGTAATCTTGTGCTGATGTTCTTTTCGAATGACGATAAAGGTAGGTGCTGTAAATTCTTTAGGTTGATGACCTTCAATCTCAACAGATACTTTACCCGACACAAGCAGTGTCACATGGTCGAATTTATGCTCATGTCCACCGTGCGTTTCGCCAGCAAGCTCTAGGACGTTTTGCTTAACCCAGATATTGCCAAAGTAACCTAACTCAAAAGTTTTCATGGTAGCTGTACCACGGGCGTTTGCTCAACCCAAGATACGGTTGGTTCGTCCCAATAGTATTGTTTGTCGTCTTGCGGATAAGGCACAGGCGGTTGCCATGACATAGTATCAATATTACCTACCCATGATGGATAAGGTTTTCTAGCTTGATGCTCTGCTTGTTTATCTGCGTTAAATTCAGATTCAGTAAGAACTTTTAAAACGCCAACTAGGGTTGTATCTGCATCATCATCGCACGTCCCATAGTAGAGTGGTGCTTCAGAAGATGAGCCGTCAGCGTTACACGCAATAGGATACGCTGATTCTTTAGCAAAGATGAATTGAAATCCTTTTACATCTGGAAGTGCTGGACCTGTGCGCATTGGTGCTTGCGTGCAAAGAATACCTGTGTCTGCGTCAATGTTTGTGATTTGAATATACATAATTTTTTCCTGTTTTGTTATACGGGCACTCTGCGGACGGCTCTGACGTACATAAGGCTGTAGTTCTTGCTATTAGTACCTTGATTTCCATCAGTGAAGTCCTGACGCCATCCGCTATTAGGGCTGCTTTCAGTAGAAGACCAATACTTGACAGAGGCAAACGCATTTGTTTCACCAGTTCTAAATCCGTTTACACCTGTCGCGCTTGTTTGAGCAGGTGAACCACTTGTGTAATTTTGGCTTATAGGTTCTGGCGATACTGCATTGGCGTTTGAACCACTAGCTGTATCGTTTGCTGATGTCGTAGGTTTTAAAAAGTAATACAAAACTTCAAGCTCGTTTTTAGCAGGTAAATACCAATCAGTATATCCATTAAGACCACCACCTGCGTTTAAATTATTACAAAAGATAGCCGCTTGGTAGGCTGCGCCAAGAGCAACTAATGACGCTGTGTTTGTTGGGCCAGCGATTACTGAAGTAACTCCAGTCGTCACACCATACGTCCCCCATGTTCTACTTGAATTTTCACCCGATGCTTTAGAGGCTACAACAAGATTATATTTAGTTCCAGACACGTTAATTTGCCCAGCAAAAAAACCGCCCCCGTAAGCATCTCCAATATTAGCAACAGGAAATCCATTAGGAAAACCAAAAGAACGACCATAAGCAAAGTTTTGAAGAATCCCACTCATTATGTCAACCCCGCACCGGAAATAATCCATTTATCAGAGTCAATTTTTAACGCTGTTGCTGTACCGTATTGGGCAAGCGAGCGTGTGCCTGTCGTACCTGTGCCGGCTAAATACATCGTGTCTGTTGTGATAGCAATACTGACTACTTGAGAAGTCATATTAACAAATGAAATTGCTGTGCCGATTGGATAAGCTACAGAGCTGTTAGCAGGGATGGTAAACGTCCGAGCGTTAGCGTCAGTTGATGGGTGAAAAATATGCTTACCTGCGTCAGCAGCAACAAGTGTATAAGCCGCTGATTGGCTGTTTTGCGGGATGTTGATATACCCTATCCCGTTTGTACCATCGACAGTTTGACCAGACGCAAACGTAATTGCGCCCGTCATCGTGCCACCAGACAATGGCAAGTAACCAATAGCAGGATTATAAGAAACCCAAGCACTACCAGACCACACTTTCATAACATTGCTTGAACTATTCCAATAAATAGCACCAGTAATTAAAGCGTTGCCGTCATTATCAACTGATGGGTCAGATGTTTTTGCGCCTAAGTATCTATCATCAAACGAGTCATAACTTGCGGCTGCGGCTGTTGCACTTGATGAAGCGGCTGACGCGCTAGTTGATGCTTCACCTGCTTTTGTTACAATATAATTTGCAACGGCAACTTGCTGTGTAAAACATGGCACAAATCGCGTTTTCCAACCACCTTCACGCAATCCCGTTGTTGCATTGTTGTCATCAGTAACGGTTGAGCCATCACCTCCAACCGCAGTGCTAAAAGTAACTGAACTCATAGTAATTCCTTAATCTCGTATGTTGTTTGGTAACGTGTGTTATATGGCTGAGAAATTGGCGACAATGCGCGTAACCGCCCTAAAAATGCGCGTCTATGCAAGTCTAGTGCCGTATTATCATCATAAATATAAAGCACCTCTGCATCAGTGCCGCTTATTTTCATAATATCGCCATTTATAATAGATTCATTATATTGCAAATGATCCAAAGTAAATTTAGCAACGCGGCTTGATGTTCTTCTATCAAAAAATTCTGCACCGCTTAAAGCTACGTCAACAATTGTATTTGTTTCGTCACCAATTGACGCGCCTAAACTCATGTTTAATTCGGGTTGATAAATAGCACCAACAAAAATACGTCCCAGCTCAACATAGCCGTCAGTGTTTGTGCTATCGAAAAATTCAATTTGATAATATTGCGCTGAGGCTACTGTGCTAGGAACGAATGTTAATGTTTTGGTAAATAATGCAATTTCTTCAGCAGATAATTGCAAATCCCAGAAACGGCTATCCTCCCATTCATAACTTCCAAATGGCATTAACGGCCAAACATTTAGCGTGCCGCTATCATAAACTAATGTTGAGTATCCACTATCTGAATAAACCCGATAACGCCACGTTGCGTCTTTTTGCATGTTGTGATTAACAATGGCAGCCGAGCCAATAATATGCTCTGCGTCTAACGCAAAACGTAATTTAGTGGAAGAATTTGCAGCGTTGGTTGATCGTGCTTTTTTTGATAATTGGCGCGTTTTGATATTTGTTAGCGGGAGTGATGTTGACCACGAGCCGTAAGCCGCAAAGGTAGCTGCATCAATCCTGTTTTGATAACCAATAATTGTATTTGCCATGCTATCCCCAGAGCG